CCTAAATGATAAGTCAGCAGCATTAGGGTTGAACTATCCAATGGGTACATGGGTTGGAACAATGAAGGTTGATAACAGAGAATTGTGGACAAAAATAAAAAATGGTGAATACAACGGCTACTCAATTGAAGGATATTTTAATGAGCGGGTGGTATTTAACTAAGCCTTTTATATTTAAGGGTATAAACAAAAAAATAAATTATTTTTTTTATGAATAAAAGCGAAATTAAAAGAAAGATTGCTGAGTTACTCGGCAAAACCTTTTTTTCTTTTTCATCATACAAAACCAAAGATGGTAGTGAGATGAGAACTGAGAGTGAAAAAATGGAAGTAGGTATGCCTATTTACATTGTCACACCAGAAGGACAACTACCAGTACAAGAGGGAGAGTATGAAATGGAAAATGGTATGAAAATTAAGGTTAAAGAAGGTATGGTGACTGAAATTGTTGATGAAGGTATCAGCGAGGAAGGAACACCCGTAGATGAAACAGCAGGTGATGATGTAGAAATGGATGAAGCAACATTGGTTGACGGTACTAAAGTAGGTACAGACGGAGACTTTGAGGTTGGTAAAACATTGTATGTTAAAGATGCTGATGATAATTGGGTAAAGGCACCTGTCGGCGAACATACTACTGAAAGTGGTATTGTATTGGTAGTTGATGAGGAAGGTGTTATCACTGGTATTTCTAAACCAGACGCTCAACCTGAAGGCTCTTTGGAGACTGAGGAAATGAGTATGGAAAGTTTGTTAGAAGTGTTCACTGAAGCAGTTAACCAATTAAAAGATGAATTATCATCCATTAAAAATGAACAAGCAATTTTAGGTGAGAAGTTTAAGAAGTTCTCTGCTGAACCTGCTGGTGAAAAAATCTTTGATAGAAAAGGTTATATGGATGAAAGAAACCATGAGAAGTTCTCAAAATTGGAGGCTATCTCACAAATAAAAAATAAAAAATAAATTAAACAAAACAAAATATTAAAATTATGAAAAAATATGCTATGGGATTTAACCTCGCAGGGCTTCAACAGTACACTGATGAGGTAGGAGGATTACTTCTTGCGGAAGCGGTTGTTAAAGGAAAAACTGCTGAATTAGGGTATGTTGTTAGTGGTATCAAGGGAACTCAAGCCCTTAACTTGTTGACTTCAACATTAAATGTACAAGACGGTTCATGTGGTTGGTATTCAAGTGGAAGCACTACTTTCACTCAAAGAGACATCACAGTATGTAATCTAAAAGTAAATGAGGCACTTTGTCCTGCCGACCTCAATGAATATTGGGCTGGTCAGTTCTTAAACGCAGGTTCATACAATGAGAATGTACCGTTTGAGGAGCAAATTGCTAAATTAAAAGTTGAACAAATCCAAAAGTACATTGAGGATAAGTTGTGGAAAGCATTACCAGCATCATCAGGCGGAACAGATTGTTTCACTGGTTTTTATGGTTTGTTCTCTTTGTCAGCAACTACACCAGTAAACATGGTTAGTTCACCAACAACTGCTTTCACATCATCAAACATGTTAACTATTGTTGATGAAGTTATCGCAACATTACCTGACAAAGTACAAGAGGACAACGACCTTTGTGTAATGATGTCAATGGCAAACTATAGAAAGTACACCGTAGGCTTGCGTTCTGCTAACTATTTCCACTACTCGCCAGAGGAAGCGGGTACTGAGTTTATCACTTTCCATCCTGGTACTAACATCCGTGTTGTAGGACTTCCAGGTATGGCGTCTACTAACCAAGTAGTTTGTGGTAAAATGAGTGAACTTATTATCGGTACAGATTTGATGACTGATAGTGAGAGATTAGAAATCTTTTATGATAAAAATGATGATGAAGTTAGAGTAAGATGTAACTTCAAGATTGGTGCTCAAATACCATTTCCATCAAACTGGGCTTCCAACGGATTGTCTTAATAAACTATATTAAAAAATTAGAGAACTATGAGTTATTCAGCATGTTATCAAACCGCAAGCATAGGCTTAAGTTGTGCTAGTAATGTTGGTGGAATTAAAGCAGCCTATTTAGTGGCTGGTGAAATTACAGGCGTTACTTACAACGGTGTAGGTCAAATTACGGGTATTACTGGAACAGGAAATATCTACACCTACAATGTACAAAAACAAACTAGTTCTTTAACAGAAACTTTTAATAGTAGTTTAGAAAACGGAACATTGTATTACTCACAAGAGTTATTACTCAATTTCCAAAAAATAGACAATGACAAAAGAGCACAAGTGAAGTTACTGGCTCAAAATAGAGGATTAAAAGCGTTTGTTGAGGACAATAATGGTACAATTTACTATTTGGGCGCAGACTTTGATGGTGGTTATCTGTCAGCCGGTACATCGGCTACTGGAACCGCATTTGGAGATGCTAACCAATATTCTGTTACTTTATCATTTTTCTCAAAAGACCCGGCAGCATTGTTGTCAGGCACTTTGAGTAGTGTTGTTAGTGGTATCACTATCAACGCATAATTAAAAAACCAATAATAAGGGGGGTTCACACCCCCCTTTTTTAACTGCCAAAAAATTAAATAATGAGTATTAGACCAAACCCCGCAGGACAAGACCCTAAAATTACATGGGGCTTTTTAGGTAAATTAAAAACTTATAAAAATAGTGCTTATAAGGAACAAAAAAACTTAACAATAGAGGAAAGGTTTGAGGCACTCAATAAATCTAAAAAACCCTACAATAGTGAGGACTTTGAGGGGCGTATTATAGTTGTAGGTGGTGGTGGTGTATACCAACAAACCACACCAACTCCGTCACCTACCCCCACAATGACGCCTACCCCGTCATCAACACCAATACCATCATTTAACCCGTCATCATTAGGGGACTTACAACTATGGTTTGATGCTGATGATAGTTCAACATTAAGTTTGGTTGGTGGTAATACTGTTGATACATGGACATCCAAAGGTTTGTTAGATGTTGTAATGTCAGCACCTACAACTGAAAGAAGACCTGGTTATACCACAACGGGTGGACAAGGTGGTAATTCTGCCGTTGTAATATACTCATCATCAACAGCAGCCAATAGAAGTGGTTTATTGTCTGTTGATAGCACAAAATCTTTGGATTTATCAACAGGTTATACACACTTTATTGTTGGTAAAAACATAGGTACTAAAACAACTGCTAATTTATACAACTCTACATCATTACTCAGTATGTGGAATACTGGCGGTACTGGTACATACTCAAGTAAATTATTGTTGTATCAAAGTAGAGTAACACAAGATTATCTACAAACGGGAGCAACTACGGGTGTTATTAACCAATATTCTGCTTATGCTAACGCATCTGCCTTTACACAAGCCAGTGACTATGTATTAAACTCATTGGTTGTGGACTATACAGACCTTTACCCTGGTAAGTATTATGGTAAAAACATTGTAAGTGGTAATACAATTAACGCATCACTTACAACATCGGGTATGACAACCTTTACGGGTAAAACCGTAAACACTTATGGTATTGTTAGTACAAAATACACAGGTACTGAAACTAATACAAATACCAACCCGTTTGAGATTTATGAGATTTTGTTATACAACAAGGTATTATCACCATCACAGATTAACCAGGTTGAAAACTACTTAAGAAATAAGTGGGAATACACCGCAGATACAAGTAATCTGGCTGTTGTTAATGTTAATTACACGGGTAAAACAAATACAGCATCACAATACTTAAGAGTTCTCGCTTCACCGACATTACAAGTTAATGCTCAAATGGCGTGGGACAACTATAATGATATTGTTATTCTACCAGTTGATAACACTATTACCTTTGATAACACAGCATTTACCGCAGGTGTTGGTATAAATTACACCCTTAAAGATGGTTCTAACAACACAATTCTAAGTCAGTTATGTTATGATACCACTGACAAGACAATAACTCTTTCTGCGGGAACTTATACCTTTGATGGTAATATAGATTATGCTTGTGTTCAACCAACACCAACCATGACACCTACTCCGTCAATAACACCAACTTACACACCGACACCAGAACCCACACCATCACCAACACCTACCATCTACTATCAGTATGCTGATAATTTCTTTAACCTAACGGGTGATAGTACAAGTAGATTTAGTTTAATACAAGACAGTAATAGTCAAGTATGGTTTGATATTAGTGGTGTGACTACAACAGGTTTTACACTCAATTTACCACCGGAAAGTTTTACATTGGAGTATTCTAATACTAATGGTAATTATATGAACTTTGAGGGTTACCCTGCCGACTGTAATACTGGTTTACCTAGCGGTAGTCCATTGTATACAAATTATTGTACATCAGTGAATAACCAAAACTGGGGTATGGGTGGTATTTGTTATTACTTCAACATGTATGCGGATACAGCGTCTTGTATACCCACGCCTACACCAACAAATACACCAACTTATACACCCACTCCGTCAGTAACTCCAACATATACACCAACAATGACATCAAGTCCGGTACCGATATCATTAACATATATTAGTAATACCATCAACACAGCAAACCAAAGTTCATATACATTTAGTAGTGTATCAACGGGGGTTGGTTTAATTGCGGTTGTTGTAAATGGTTCAGCAGCGTATAATTCTGGTAGAGATTTTACTGGAGCAACCATAGGTGGAGTTGCTGCGTCAGTAGTTCATAGCGGCGTTGCTAATGGGGGACCTAGTTTAGGTAATACTTCAATTCAGGCTTTAATATATGCGGTAGTTACGGGTTCAACAAATGATATTGTTGTTAATTTTAATGGTTCAGTATTTAATGCCGCCATATCTTGTTGGAGAGTTGAAAACTATACATCAACAACACCATTTTATAGTGATGGTTATGTAAATAATAATAACAATACTGAAATGAATAGGACTACATCATCATTAAGTGGTAAAAATGTTTGTCTTGCTGGTTGTATTGTTGGTGATGGTGGTATGGGTAATAATACTTGGACTAACGCAACAGAGAGGTATGATATTCAATTAGAGGCTGGACTTCCAAAAATAACTGGTGCTGACTTTACAACCACATCAAGTGGAGCGGTAACGGTTACTTGTAGTTATCCGGCACTCAATAATAGAGGTGCCGTATTTAGTATCGCAGTTTGGAAATAATTTATAAAAATTATGTTGTTAATTAAAAAATATCAAACCAATTATTTAGTGGTATCCGTATCATTAAATAAGACTTTATCTAACCCGACATACTTATTCTCATTTGAGAACATTTTAAGTAAGGAGAAGGTTAGTTTTATACCTAAAAACATATCTACATATACAAGTAGATATGATGAGTTTGAGTTTATTGAGAGTGATACTGTCATTTTAACAGCATCAACCCCGTCAGTGAACTTTAAGTATGAGGGTCAATGGTGGTATTCTGTTTATGAACAACAAAGTACAACAAATACCAACCCGTCACTTGCTTTTAACAAACTTGCTGAGGGTAGAGCCGTAGTTATAGACAATTATGTACCTGAACAATACTATGAGTATGTCAGTGATAATGAAGATAACCACAATTTTATATTTATTAGTGATAGCGAGGAACCAGTTAACAACACATTTAGAATTAAAACTCAAAGTGGGGACTTAATTACTACTGAGGCATCACAATACATAAACTATGAACACTAAGAATACCAAAGAAAAAATTAAACATGGCTGATATTTCAATTTCTCAACTGCCTTTATACACTGGTGATACCACCGGTGTGTATCTTATTATGAATAATTCAGGTGAAACCACCACCTACAAAGTTAAAAAAGAAACCATCATTAGTGGTGGAACAAGTGGTAGTGGAACATCTGGCACATCTGGCTCAAGTGGAACTAGTGGTAGTTCAGGTTCATCAGGCACAAGTGGTAGTTCAGGCTCATCAGGCGTAAGTGGTTCATCAGGTTCAAGCGGTAGTTCAGGTTCAAGCGGAACTAGCGGTAGTTCAGGTTCATCAGGTTCAAGTGGTGTTAGTGGTTCATCGGGTTCAAGCGGAACTAGTGGACAAGCAGGTTCAAGTGGAAGTAGTGGAACATCGGGCACAAACGGAACATCGGGTTCTAGTGGAACAAGTGGTGATAGTATGTTTATGAGTGGAACTGGTGTTAATTCTGTTATCAACAAATATGAAACCGATAGTGATAATAACTCACCATATTCTGCGGTAATTGGTGGTGATAACCATATAATTAACTCAACAACAGAAGGATATAATGGAATATATGCTGGTAGTGGAAACACCATTACAAATAGTGAATTATCTGTTATTATGGGTGGTTTATCCAATAAAATAAGTAACTCAAATTACGCAGGTATTGTTGGTTCAAGAAAAGCAGAAATTGAGGATAGTGATTATGCCTTTATCGCAGCATCACAAAGAGCAGATAATGGAACTGCTCCGTATATTAGAAATGATGCCAACGCTTCATTTATGTTAGGGGTGTTTAGAGGTTCATACATCAACGGAGCATACAGGTCTGGTATTATAGCATCACAAGACAGTTATATTAGTAGTGGTGGTATAAATATGTTTATTGCGGGTTCTACTAATTCATACTTTAACGGAGGTGGGGAACAGTCAACAATTTTAGGTGGGGCATATAACCACATGGATAGTAACCCTATTAAAGACCAAATCTTAGGTGGTGAACTAAACTATATTACGGGTGGTGCTCGCTTTGGTTCAATTATCAACGGATATTCTAATACCATTAACACCAACACAAATAACAACTCAATTTATCATAGTGAAAGTTGTACAATTCAAGGTAATGGAGCATATTATAACAACATTTACGGCTCTCTTGCCAGTGAGATTTTTACTGATGGTGGTGGTGATGATATCCACAACACTATCTCATCAAGTAATGACGCAACTATCAACAATTCAGCGTGGTGTGGTATCTACAATTCACAAGACAACGCTGATATTACTAGTTCAACGGGTTCAACAATATTTGGTTCAAGGAGTGCGGCTATTGACGGGGCAACAAATAACGCAGGTATTTACTCATCACAAGGAGCAGGAATAGACATACCTGGTGGTGGTATTTCTAATACTATTTTTGGTTCTAAACAAGTCAATATTTCAGGTGGAACACAAGACTACTCAAGTATTTTTTCAAGTGAAGCATCTAAAATAGTATCTTATTATACGGGAACAACTGACTATGGTAAGTATAACTCAATTTACAACTCAAACTTAGGTAATATTTATGTTGAAAGCGGGCAATATAATACCTTGTTAGGTGGTAGAGGAAACTATATTTCAGCATCTACGGGTAATTACAACACAATTCAAGCATCGCAAAATTGTGATATTAAAATTAGTACTGGTGAATATAACGCATTTTACTCATCTTATGATAGTGATATTACAACAAACCTAACAAGAGCAATTGGTATTGGTTTAAGTGGTAGAACACTAACTGAAAGTAATACAACTTACACAGAAAACTCATATCACTATGGACAAGTATATGGTGGAACAACAAGTCAAACGGGTTCAACCATTACCGTTAATATGAATAATGGTAATATCCACTTTATACAAGTCACCGCTAATTTAGATTTAACACTTACAAACCTTAAAAATGGTGGAACATATAGAGTTGTTGTTGAAACTACGGGTAATTACACAGTTAATAGTTTAACCACAAGTGGATTTACACAAAAGAAAGATAGTAATTTCAATAACTTAATTAACACTGGTTTTGTTGAATTAACATTTACATGTGTAAATGGATACATCACTTGCCGTCATAGTGGTACATTGTCATAATACTATACAGGGTTGAATAAAATAAATTATATTTAAGAGTATATGAATACATTAGAACATTTACAGTTTGAGGTAGTAAACTTACCAACCTTTGAGGAGGTTTTAACCAATAAAGAATATGTCTTGTGGGGTGGAGATAATTTATGGGCTAGACATAGTATTGAGTTATACAACTTCTCAAGTATCAACAGAGCATGTCTAAACGCTAAAAGAGATGGTGTGTGGGGTAAGCAATTACTGATAGATGGTGTGGATGCTTCTAAGTATATGGTAAACTCAACAGAAAGTCTTAGAGATGTGTATAAAAAGACAGCAATGGACTTTGTTATTCACAATGGTTTTAGTCTTAATGTTATCAAGCGTAGGGACAATGAAGGTATCAGTGAGTTTTACCACATGGACATATCTAAACTCCGTAGTGGTAAAGTAGATTACAGGGACTTTGTTAAGGACTATTACTACTCAAGTGACTGGAGAGACATTAGGAAATACAAACCTATTAGACTGCCAGCGTTTAATTTAAGTGATGATGAACCATCACAGATTTATTGGTATATGGGTTATGCCCCTAACCAAACTTACTATCCAATACCAGACTGGATTGGTTGTAGAGTATCTTGTGAAATAGATGTTAACATCAAAAACTTTCACTTACAAAACTTACAGAACGGGTTTTTTCCATCCATCTTTATTTCATTAAATAATGGTGTACCAGGTGAGGAGGAAAGAACACAAACATACAGACATTTGATGGACAAATACTCATCTACAAACAACGCAGGTGGGTTATTTCTTAATTTCAGTGATGATAAAGAACATGAGCCAACCATCACACCCCTTTCACTTAACAACTCAGACCAATTCTACAGAGACATGGATGATATTGTTAGAAACACCATTTTAACGGGACATAGGATAACATCTCCAAAGTTATTAGGTATTGAGACACCTGGCTCATTAGGCTCAAAGGATGAGGTTATAGAAGGTTATGAACACTTCTTACAGACTGTAATTGTACCATTACAAGAACAACTCTTAGGTGAGTTTGAGAAAGTCTTATTTTTAAGGGATAAAAAATTACACAAGTTAGAGATTATCCAAAATAACATCTTTGACACGGATAAAACAATAGAAGTTAAACCAGAACTATAATGTCAGCAGTATTACTAATATCAGCAAAAAAAATTAAGTCTTTTACTGAGGTAAATGACAATGTGGATGAAAAATTATTACTTGCCAATGTTCAAGTATCACAAGACATTGGATTACAAAATCTGTTAGGCACCCGTTTTTACAACCACATCTTAGAAGCAGCATCGGGTAATACTTTGACATCTGCCGAAACCATTTTAGTAGAGGACTACATCCAACCTTACCTTTTGTGGAGAGCAACATGGGAAGCCTTACCAACACTTTGGATGAGAGTTATGAATAAAAGTATTATTGTTGGTAATACTGAACAAGGACAGGCGATAGACCAAAAGGGTTTAACATACCTAAGGAATATCCACCAAGATAGATATTCTTTTTATTCTCAACGCTTAATGGACTACATTAAAAACAACCCGAGCGACTTTCCAATTTATTATCAGTATACATCAACGGACGGTATGGCTCCACAGAAGGAACAATACTACGCTGGTTTACACTTTGAGCCAGGTATCCGTAAACTACCTAGAGTAGGAACTGGTAGTAAATATGGTTATAATGGTATACCATCATACTTTAACCCGACAGATAGTGACTGTTGTGCTGACTACTAAGATATGGACTTAATAGTTAACTTTTTAATTACCACAATTACCACTTTAATTGCCTATGTTATAGGTAGGAGAAGGGCGAGTAAGGAAACTGATAATTTAATTCTACAGAATATAGAAAAAAGTGTGTCAATTTACCAAATTATCATAGATGATATGGGTAAACAAATTGTATCACTAAACAAAAAGATAGATGACTTAGAAACTAAGGTTGATGAGTTGTTAAAAGAGAATAATGAATTAAGAACACTAATTAAGAAAACAGATGCCAATACCCGCACCAAAGTCAAATGAGCAACAGAAGGACTATGTCAGCCGTTGTTATGTAGAAATTAAAGATGAATATGATAGAGCCACTGCGTTTGGTATCTGTTATTCTAAGTGGAGAGAGAAAAAGATGGCTCAACTCCGTAAACTTAAGAAAAAGTAATACCTTTTTTTCTTAACCTTTCCATAAATTGTTCATGGACATCTTTAGTGGTGTCATAACCTAATCTTTCAAGGATTTGTCTAGCCAAATGTTTATCTGGTAAGTTAGAGTTCTCAAGGTTTTGTTTACTTCTTAAGTTATAAAACTTTTGTGTCTCCTTACAGTATGTGTGAAAACCTCTAGATGAGTTTACATTTTTGTAAAAGTTCTCACGGGGTTCATATTCATTACAATAACTACAATACCATAGTTCATCACCATTATCATCATAAATTGGTGTACATAATAACTCTGTGTACTCTTGTGGGGACATTTTAGTTTTAAGGTAGGAAGGTGTGGAATTATTCATTTGTTTTTATATTATAAATATGAGGGGTTAATTCTTTATAGTTTTTGTTAGTCACAGGAGTTTTATTTTTTTTTATCCATATAGGTTAACCCCTCTTTTTTACTAAAAATACATGGCTCACAGAAATTATCCATACTACTATAGAAAGGGTGAAATAATGACTACTAAGGAGTTGTTTAGACCCACATATGAACATCTTACCACCTTAGGTAATATAATTCAATACAACCCCTTATTTAATGGTTTTAGTGTCATTGGTTGTGGTTCATTAACTCAAGGGGTTAATTCACCACCAGATATGGACATACTAATTTATGGTGCGTTGTATGATAGCAATTTAATTTATAAGATGTTGTATGAAATATCTAGAATTGGTATTGTTGAATTAAATGTTAATACAGATGTTTTATTTACCACAGACATATCTTTCTTAACCACAGACATTTCACTTCAACAGAGCAAGTCCTATGATGTGTACACTCATTATAACTTTGAGATGGAGATACGGGACAATGTCATTACAAAGTTTAGAAACTTTAATTCTAATGAAAGAGTTGGTTTATTAACCAAACACAAAACTACTCAACCATCCATTAAGGCAATTGAGAGAAATTACAAACCAAACCAACATATTTTTTTAAGGTAGACTTTACATCACCATTTAGACTGTTAAATTGTGTCTTAGATGGTATCTAAGTGTATAGTGACAACACCTTTCACATTTACCTAAGACGGAGAAACTCCAAAGATTATAAGATAGACTATGGTGAAGCAATGTCTCTAAATGCTTCTAAACTTTAACTCACAAGGTTATTGGTTCAGGTAAAATGTTAATTAAAAGTTGTTGGTTCTTTTTGTGGGGGGCTTTTTGTTTACAACACCTTTTTTTATAGGGAGAGAAAACCCCTGCGGGTTTATAGAACAACTAATAAAAAAAATATAATTTAGTGTTTATTATCAGGTAAAAACTAATATATTTATAGTATTGTATTAAAATTATTTACACTTAGATACAATACCGTCTTAGGTGAAAAAACCCGCACTGTCACTAGCGGGTTTTTTCTTTTTATACCCTACCTACACTTTCTTTAATAAAAAAAAAACTTATATTTATAAGTGTAAATAATTTTATTATGAAGTATCAAGGAAACAAAAAAGACGGGGACATTGTACCTCAAAACAAAAGGGTAATAAGTCTTTTAGACCAAATGTTAGAACATTACATTAGAAACCCTAAGTACAAGCAAGGGGTAATAGATGAACAATATGTTGATGATAATGTATTCTCAGCACCTGAAGACCAAACTGAAGTGAAACATCTAACTGAAATTAAAACAGAAAGTTTGGATAGAGTATTGGAATATGGTAATTTTTATGTTGAAACACATGCTAGAATAAATGGTTATCAAAACTTTTATCCATCTGGTATTTCAACTACTAAGAGTAAATGGTGGGTTGTATGTATAAAAGATAAAAAAGATATGTTATTACCATACTTTTTTTGTATTTCAACTGACTATATTAAAGAGTTGATGTCAAATAGTGAAACAAATGGTATCAAGTTAAACCAACCCACACTCAATTTAGATACTGGTGATGATAACTTAGGAGCGTTGGTAAAGATAACTAGTTTAATGCCTGAGTTATTTGACGCTATACCAACTAGTGAATTACAAGATATCATAGACGCCCGTAATATTGCCGCTAAAAACAGATTAAAACAACTCAGGTGTAATGAAAAAAAGTAAGATACAAGACATTATGTTGATGATGAACAATTATCTAATAATGGACTACCCCGCAGATGCTGGTACAGGGTGTTGTGAACATTGTTTATTAGAAAAAATAGACAAGTTCAAGGATGGAATATTCTTTACTGAGGAAGGATTACTCACTTCAATTAAACAAGGTGGTAAGTTGATAATATATGATAACCTCAAAGACAAAGATTTGGTGGATATTATGTGTAAAAACCACAATATAGAATATACCCGTATTAGTGATAACCTTATTTATGTCAATGGATATATTGGTGAGTTAAGGGCATTATTAGATGTAATGTGTGATGAAAAAATAAGTATGTTTAATGAACTACTCCATGAGCAAGTATGATGTTTTTAAGAAGTTTGTGGGTGGGTTAATACAACAACCATCCAATTATGACATTTCATTTGTGGAGTGGAAACCAAAAGAGTATGCCTTTTTTATTGTACATGATGGTGGTGTTGTTGAAAGTATCAAAATAGATAGTATATTAGACTTACTCAACGCTGACTGGCACATTAAACGGAAGTATGGTATTCAGTTTTTATACGCAATATCACATTTGAGTGGTTGGACATACCATGACTATTTGGTGTACAGACAGAGATTACTAAAAAGAGCAATGAAAGAACCAGCCCATGTACAATAAAGATGAATACATACCACAAAATTATAAGGTGGATACTTCAACATGGAAGGTATACCTTTATATGACTGGTAAAAGTCCATTACACTTTGGTTATATTATAACTGAGAATAATATATTAAGGGGTTATGATGATATTGGACTACTTACAGATGAAGGTAGTTTGTTATGTGTTAGGGACAGGGTGGATTATTTTGTGAATAATCTACCCCTGTCCAATGAGTTGGTACTCAATACAAAAATGGTGAACAAACATCTTTTTGTTAGATAAAAATATTTTTAATTTTTTTTTGTAATGATGCTGCGGGAGTGAAATACTCGCTGTATGTTTGTGGTATGGAAAACAACAAACAACACAACACAGTATACACTTTCAACATCCAAAAAAACCAATGGGGTTTTTACACCACTACCATCTACGAGAACGGTAAGGTTGTAGGTTATGTTGACACTAACAACAAAACTGAAGCGGTTAAAACAACCAGTAGTCAAAAGAAATTGCGTGAACACGCTGAATTGTGTAAAATCTTTTCATAATAATTTTGGTAGACTAAAAACTTTGTATTATCTTTACACCATCAAATAAAAACAACCATGAAATACACTATCAAAAAAACCAAAAACTACAACTTCGGCGGTGGAGTTATCCGTGACACTTACTTTGTAAAAGTATGGGACAACTACGGAGATTTAACACATGTTGTCATCGGTGGATTTACCAAAGAGGAAGCAATGGAAACCAAAAATAATCTTAAAACCAAAATGTTCTAATAACAACAACTATGAAAAAGCGAGCAAAACTAAACATGACAGAAACAAAACTAGTACAGAAACTAATTCAACCAGGTTTTGTATTGGTAGATGAGAACCAATGGGGTGTTCACACTGAGGAAGTGGTAATATCACGGGAACACATACCAAATGGTGAAAAAGTAAAAACAAGTACTGGTATCCACATCCGTAGAACTACAACTATGATGGCAGATAAAATGTGTTTTGATATGGGACTGTGTGATACTATAACCAATGAACCCATTGTCAAGGTTGAATATTTTACAAGACCCGTCAACCATATTTCTTTTGAGAAGTTTTTGACTAAAAGTCAACCTGTGGAAAACACAGAAACAAAAATTGACTACCAAAGTGAAACATTAGGTACGGAACATTACAATGAATTATTTGACTTACTTACAGATTATTCAATGTTATTCACCGACTTAAAAATTACATGGGACATTGACAAAGTACTCCGTATAGAAAACATGAGAGGGCAATTAGAAATGTTGAATAATAAGAACCAATGAAAAACTTTATCTTAATACAATTAAAAAGACAAGACGGAACAACCATCACAACCTTTGATGGTGAACCACAACACGCAGTTGTACTGAAAGACCAAATAACCAATATCTACATAAATGAAAGTGGTGGACAAACAATTTGGATAGAAATTATAGCATCCAATATTTGACATCACCAATAGAAAGTGTTATATTTAATTAAGAAAAAAAAACTAACAAAACAATGATGAGAAACAAAGAAATGTATGAGCAGTCCTTACCCGTTTACCCCCGTGAACGCCGTATCTTACAAGAGGAATTAAACCAACTTGTAGTGGACAAAGAACAAGACCCTAATGAGCGTATGGACTTAGATAGGGAGTATAATGAAATGGAGTTTGAGCGTGAAATGGAGGCATTTTGGAGCGGAATATTTGACTAATTATGGAAACAAAGAAAACCACATCACCAGTAATAACTGATAAGGATATTCTAATTATCCGTCAGTCACAAATGGAAAGAGCAATTGAGTATTACCAAACAATTAAAAAACTTCCATCAACAAAAGACATAATAAAAACAGCATCCATGTTTGAGTATTTTATCAAATACGGATATAGTGATAGTTTAATGAAAAAATTAGATGCGTTGGATGAGCACATAGAACAACGGATACCATCCTTTCCAGTAAATCTACCACTATAAAGATATAGGTTCACTTTTTTATTGCTCACATTTTAAGTGAACCACAATAACCCTCATCAGTAATGGTGGGGGTTTATTTTTTTAGGAACAAAAAGGGACACACTACTTACTTTTTATGTTTTTTTGGTATATTTATAACTGATAAAATAAATACTAACGGGTATTATTTGTGGATACAAGACAATGGTTAACAAAAAATTACACAGAATTACTTAACATAACCAAAAAAGTGGTTAAAAATGAAAGTGAAGTTGATGATGTGTTCCAATGCGTAGTAGAACAGGTATTACTCAAAGACAAAAAGTTGGATACTATAGATGACAAACAAAAGTTATATTATTTTATTAGGGTGGTTAAGAACAATTATTACAGTAAAACTAGTTCATACTATTACCAATACAAAAAGAGTTCAACACATAACCTACAATTTGATGAAACCATATATGAGAACATACCTGTTGAACCCTATAAAGAAAACCTACCGACAATGGAGTGGGTTAATGAACAACTTAAAGATTTGGACTGGTTCAGTAGGGACTTATTTTTATTATGGTTAGATATGGGTAGTCTAACAGCGGTAAGTAAACAAACAACCATACCCCTTAACTCAGTGGGTAGATACATAAAAGACATAAAAATTATACTAAAAGAAAGATGGCAAAAATTAAATTAAACCATGAAAAAGTAGAAGTGATAAAACACCTACTTAAAACAACCAAAATGAAACACAAAGACATTGGTGCTTTGGTTAACATTTCAAGGGAACAGATTAGTAAGATTAACAAAGGTCTAAGGTGGGACTATGTAGATGTGCCAAGTAGAACAAGGGGACAATACCTATACTATAAATTACTCAATGACACAAACAGAGATGAATAAGTTGTATAGTATGAAAGTTAAACACAGCCCATATCCAAAGGTTAAGTTTGAGAGTGGGACTGTTGATAGATACCAACAGAAGTCTTATTACTTTAATATATTGGGCTGGTACACACCAAATGGTGAGAACCTACACAAACCTATACAAGACTTATTTAAGTCCGTTAAAGCAAGTGTAATGGAGTTAAAAAAAGATGAGTGGTTCAAGGATATTATGATATCTTTTGATACAACACCTGTATATTGTAACCCAAACAACCCACACTTTATAACCTTTGAGTTTACCCTATACAGAAAACCAAATACAAGAATTGACAAATTAGAATTGTTGAAACATTTTAATGAACTGGCAGATGGAATATATTATAAACATTTTGACAAGTATGACACATTAACCATCACCAATAACAAATAAATTGACAAATTATGAGTTGTGAAAGTTGTAAAAATAAAATAACAGAATTAAAATTAAGTGATATGGGAAATTATACATTTGAGGAATTAGAACAAGCACATAAAATGGGGGACAGGTCGTCCTACTCCAATGATGAGCAAGCATGGTTTTATAACCTGTACAACAGAGTATTCAACCAAAATAAACAACCTGGTTGTGGTAAGTGTTTTGTAAATGTCCGTAAGCAGTTATCTACAAGATATCAGGCAGAAGCAGGACAATTATGAGTGATAACAAAAAGGGGAGACCTAAAGGAAGTGGTAGAGATAACGGGTTTAAGTTATCTAAGATGACTAATGCGGAAGTGGAGGACTTTTTGGTTCAGTCCACTGAACTCATCTTTACTAAACACCTATCATATAAAGAATATATTGAGTGGTGTAGACAACAAGACATATCAGTAAAACAGGCTAATGAGTACTGGGTTAGGGTATGGCAGTCAGTGAAAGAAAAGTTCAAGTTAAAGAAAGATGAACTCATTACCAAACACCTAAAAGCATACTGGGATATTCATAGTAGAGCACTTACCAATAATGACTTATCCAACGCAAGACAGGTGTTAAATGACATCGCCAAGTTAACTGGCATAAATGAACCTGAGAGGTTGGACATCAAAGGTGAAAGTACAATAATATTCAAGTTTGGAGATGAGTAATATAAACATCATAGATGGTGATAGTTTTGAGTTGATAAAGACACTTGCTGATAACTCTGTAGATTTGGTAATAACCAGTCCACCATACGCTGACATTGTAAATTATGGTAAAAACATATCTGTGAAAAAACCCACAGAATATGTGGATTGGTTATTACCTTTATTTAATGAAATACACAGAGTTCTTAAACCTAGTGGTAGTTTTATATTAAACATAAATGATAATTGTTCTGGTGGGTATAGAAACCCCTTTATTTATGAACTGATACATAGAAGTCAAAAGGAAACCAAACTAAAGTTTTATGACACTTACATCTGGCATAAAATGAACGGTATACCAAATGGTTCACCAAAAAGATTTAGGAATATGACGGAGTTTATTTTTCACTTTGTCAAAGACCAAAAGGAGTTGAAGTTTTATATGGACAGGGTTATTGACAAACCCGCTCAGTCCACCATTGACAGAAGTAAGTATGAGTGGAGTGTTAAAGGACATGGTGAAATTATTGACGGACAAAGGGGTAATAAAAAAACAATACATTATGATGTAATTGTTGATAAAGGTATTAGACCCGACAATGTGTTTAGATTTAGAACAGCGGCAACGGCAAGGGACAATACCATCCGTCATCCAGCACCATTTAATAAAGAATTACCAGAATATTTTATTAAATTATTAACAGATGAAGGTGATGTTGTATTAGATATCTTTGGTGGTATTATGACAACGGGTATACCTTGTAAAGAAATGAACAGGGACTTCATCGGGTTTGAGTTAAATGAGAAGTACGCTGACTTTGGTAGGAAGCGTGTAATGGGTGAGGAATTGGATGAGTGGGTTATATGTCAGTATGACTTAGATGATAACTTTATCCGTAGTTGGAGAACCATTACTGAAATAGAAACCACATTAGATTTTGATAGTCATAACCATATTGAAGATTGTTTAAGAAAGGGAAACCAAACAAGTTATGGTTATAAGTGGAAATTAGAAAAAAGAATATGATAATACAAGGTTTTACACCACACCCCGACCAACGCACAAAGATTAACCAAATAGAACAAGAACACATCAAGTATGTGGTATTGACTACAGGTCGTCAGTGGGGTAAAACATTACTAGCACAAAACCTTTTACTGAAATGGGCATTACAAACCCCTAACCAAACACTCATGTGGGTATCACCGGTATATTCTCAATGTAGGAAAGTGTTTAATGACATCACAAAAGCCATCGCCGATAGTGGTGTGGTAATAGAAAACAACAAGTCCAACCTACTAATAAAGTTTTTTAATGGTAGTGTAATACACTTTAAGTCTGGTGAAAGACCCGACACCTTGCGTGGTTATACATTGGACTATTGTATTGTGGATGAGGCAGGGTTTATCAAAGATGATGTTTGGAACTTAGTGTTAAAACAAACAGTATTGGTTAAGGGTAAAAAAATATTATTCATTTCAACACCACGAGGTAAAAATTACTTATACTCACTAGCATTAAGGGGACAAGATGAAACACAAAATAGTTATTTATTCTTAAAAGGTTCATCCTATGATACCCCTTACATATCAAAAGATGAATTAGATGAAGCCAAAGCATCATTGCCTGAGGACATCTTTAGACAAGAATTATTAGGGGACTTTATAGATAGTGGGGGTGAAGTTTTTAATGACATTGACAGATATTGTGTGTTAACAAATTACACACCCCCACAACAAAAAAACAAGTATTGGGCGGGTGTGGATTTTGGTAGACAAAATGACTACTCAGTTTTAACCATTTTTGATGATAACGGAAACTTAGTAGGGTTTTATAGGGAAAGACATAAGCCGTGGGGAGATATCATCACCAGCATAGCCCAAAAACTACGGGAATACAACGCAACATGTCAAGTAGAAGTGAACAGTATAGGTGATGTACTATATGAACAACTCAAACAGAAATATTCTAATGTTGAACCTTTTTTGACTACCAACGCATCCAAACAGAATATTGTTGAGGACTTTATTTACGGAACAAATGAAGGGTTAATTAAACTACCAACTGAGGAATTAAACCCGTCATTATACAATGAATTAAAAGCATTTACCTATGACTATAACTTAAAGTCAAGGAAAATATCATACGGGGCAGTTGAAGGAGCCCATGATGACATTATTATGAGTATGTGTATAGCATACAATACCCTAAAAGTCCGTAAGACTAAGGGTTCATACTTCATTTATTAAAAAATTATATTAAAAGATATGGAAAAACATGTGATAGAATATGATGGTAAAGAATATACCATACAAGAACCCACCATTGAACTTTGGAACCAGTTACAAATATTAAAAGACTTATACACAGAAAAAGACTTTGGTTTGTTGTTGATATCCATTGCTACTGGTTTAGAGGTAGATGAACTAAAAAACGCAGATTGGTTAGGGGTTTATGAAGCATCCAACACCCTTGCTGAATATTTTATGACAAAGAGTGAACAATTTTACAATGAGTTTGACTTTCAAGGACAAAAATACAGATTTATTGACTTAGAAAACTTAACATTTGGTGAGTTCATTGACATAGATGAGTTCTTAAAACAACCCCTTGTAAAAAGACAGTCTCAATTACACATGTTGATGGCATTATTCTACAGAGAAGTGGGTGATGATGGTAAGATAGAAAAATATGATGCCAGTAAATTAAAACACAGAAGTGATGTGTTTAGATTTTTACCAATAAAATACCTAAACGGAGCAATGCGTTTTTTTTTTCATTTAGAGAACATCTTACAAAGAAGTACACGCTCCTTTTTTCACAAGATGTTGTGGAGGATGAGGTGGAAACTACAAAGACTTTTGAGGGTTTTTGGGGGTGGTATTCAACACTTGTATATTTATGTAATGAGGACTTACTCAAATTACAAGAAGTGGCTAGTAAACCGCTTTTAGAAGTATTCAACTTTCTAACTTATATGAAAGATTTGAGTATGTTAAGAGAAAGGGAACTCAAAAAACAACTTAAGAAATTATGAACTATGTAAACTTTAAGAATATCATTACAGATTTAGAGACTTTGGAAACAAACCATAAGTCCTTAAATAGTTTTGGTGTGGGTGATATTAGACAACTTATTTACCTTACTCAAAAAAGGGACAATGTGGATAACACCACAGAAAACCAGGCTCCAATTTATCCACTTATGTATGTGATACCAACCAATGTACAGCGTGATGAAAACTTTGTGACTTACAGACTTAATGTTTTGATATTGGATGTAATGAACGCAAACAACTATGACATTGAAGTTGACTTATGGAGTGATACCTTACAAATTGCCGAGGATATACTGGCTCAATACAAGTATTCTGTGACTTCACAACAAGGAGATTATGAAACAAGGTATGACTTAGTATTACCAGCAACAATAACCCCTTTTAGTGAAGCGTATGATGATATTTTAGTGGGTTGGAACTTAGACTTACAAGTGATAGTAGATATGCCCCTCAACAGATGTTATGCCCCTTATAACTCATTTTAATTATGGAACCAGAACTACAAGCATTTATGACAAGGTGGGGTGGTATCTTTGTAAATGAACTCAAAGCACAACTTCAGTTATCATACAAATACGCACCAGGTATAAATGGTGATGCTTATAGTAGAGGTAGAAATGAACAATATTCTGGACAAGAAAAAAAGGTAAACACGGGAGCATTACTCAATAGTATTTCAGCAAGTATAACCCCTGATGGTTTAGAATTGTTAATGTTGGATTATTGGGAGTTTGTTAACTACGGTAGGAAGGCAGGTAAGTATGTACCTATAAGACCCTTAGAAGTATGGGCATCACAAAAGGGCTTTCCAAACCCTAAGTCAGCAGCATTTGGAATATCAAGGAACATCTTTAAGTTTGGTATAGCACCAACCAATTTTTATGACAACGCAATAAATGTTTTAGAGGGTAAGTTCAGCCAAGAATTAGAGGACGCCGCAGCGGCATCATTTGAGTTATTTTTTAATAATTTATTAGAGAATACAATATCAACACAACCACAATAAAATGAGTATACAAGTAATACAACAACCACTGGCTCTCACACCATCTAACGCACAACATGTGTATAATGTGGTATCAACCTTAAGTGGTAGTACAGATTTTAGATATGTCTTTGACATTTATATTAACCCTTATCAAACCACAGCACAAAGGATAGCAAGGGTAAAGATAGCACCTAACACATCGGGTAGAGGAATTGTTGATGTGGGTGATATCATTAAAAATTACTCAAAGGGTAATGTTAGAACAGACAAGTCAATTTCAACAAATGGTGTAGGTGGAACATCAACAACCCCTAATGGTATTTTATCAGCGGCAGGTGAGTTTAATTACTTACCGTCCAACGCATTTAACACCAATACATCTTATGAAACATTACAACATGTTTTAGAATACAGAGTTATCATTGGTGAACAATATACCAATGTAAGTGGAACAACCACATTGAACATCTGTAGTGATGCTTCACAACCACCATCCACATTTAGTGCTGGAACCACTAATGTCATGGCGGCATATACTGGTACTCCAAACACAATAGTTGTCACAAATGCGGGGAGTAATATACCACCATATTCAACAGAAGTAAGGGGTTGGAATTACCAACATTACACAAGTGGTGGAACATTTGTTGCCTCAGGCACAACCACAGCATCATCGGGTAGTTATACCCCCGCATCAAGTCCATCAGTATATGATGTTGTTTATGTGACGGAAAACTATAGTGGTGTTAGATACTCATACCAATGGCAAGTAGAAAGTTTAGGTTTTGACTTTGTAAGTGAGTTCACGGGTGGTATTTGTTTTTCTAACCCTGGTGCTAAGACTATATGGCCTGGCACACAAGACAACAAAACAAACTTCAACTATAATAATGTTTATTGGAGTGGTAATACTAATGGAAGTAATAATGGTTTGTATTATGAAGCATACAAATACAGATTTACTGGTTCAACATCACAAAATGATAATAACCCCGCACAATTTCTAACAACATTTGGTGATGAGTTATTCACATCTACATTTATTAACTATGGAACTGGTTTTACAAGTAATAGAGTAAGACGCAGAAACCACCATTACCAATGTCCTGTCTTAGTATCACATTTTTGGACAGATAACGGGTTATTTGACAACGCATCTACATCAGTTGTACCTTACAATTATTCAAGTTCACAAAATACACCATACACCAATTTAGGAAGTGTGACGGGTATTACTTACACGGGTGGAACAGTCCTACCCGACTTCCGTATTGTTTATTCTGTACCTAACTACCAAATGATACAGAGTGGTGGTAAACTGGCAACATGGAGAAGTAATGGTAGTGGTGAAGGTTCATTTCTTAACAACTTTAGAATTAGTGAGGTTGTAGAATATTATTTTTATGGTGAGGACTGTATGTCAGACCCACAACACTTTTTATTCTTAAACAGAAGGGGTGTATGGGACACTTATACTTTTGACAGAAAAAATATTAAAAGATACAACAAAGATACTAGTTCATACGCTCAAGGGACTATCCGTGATAACTCAACATATAACCCGTTCTTTTATGACAAAAGAGCAATTATTTACGACCAATACACCACTGAAGTTGTTGAAGCACAAAGTGACTTTATGACACAAAATGATAGAGTTATTGTAGAGGAATTATTTTTATCAACAGATGTTTATTTGATATCAAACCACTACTACCCTATGGATACAGCGGCATCATATAGTAAAACCCCTTATTTGATACCTATTGTAATTACATCTAACTCATTGGAGGAATACAAACAAAGATACAACAAATTATTTCAGTATACCCTTACTTATGAGTATAACCCTAACCAACTTTATAGAACAACATTGTAATGCTTCAACTGAGAACCATAATAGATAACCAAATTAGGTATGTAGACTTATTTGAGGATGAGGACATCTTTTTAGATTATTCTTTTGCTGAAATACAAGATATCACCAGTAAGAACTCACCATTTAGTAAAAGTTTTTCTGTACCTGGCTCAAAAAATAATAATGATATATTCCAACATTATTATAACATAAATGCTGCTATGACGGATTATGATATCCGCACTGTTTTTGAGGCATCATTAGAAATAAAAGGTTATGAAATATTAAAAGGTTATATTAGGTTAGAAGGGGTAAGTATAGATGTCACAAATGTGACTTATTCTGTTGTTTTTTATAGTGAAGTAGGATTACTTACATCACAAATTGGTGATAAATTATTAAGGGAAGTTAACTACACAAGTCTAGACCATGACTACAACTTAAACAACATCATATCATCCATGTATGATACGGATTTTATGGCGTTGACGGGAGTTACACAACCTTATGAGGATGGTAGAGTGTTGTATATGTTAGGACACTACGGATATGACTATGATGATGACAACAATATCATCACAGGTTCAACCCCTATCTTAGACTTTAGAAACTCAACCGTACCGGGTTATTTTGACTACATTGGAACACCACTAAGGTTTTACTATCTTAAACCCGCAGTACAAATAAAATGGTTATATGAACAGATTTTTAGTGATGCTGGTTATACCATAAATAGTGACTTCTTTGATACCGCCTACTTTGAGCGTTTTTACTTACCACTTACATTTAATAGTGATAGTTTATACCTTAACCAGTCCTTAAAACCTGAGTTTGAGTTTATCAACAATGGTAGGACAGGTTCAACGCCCACACAAAGTATTTATTGGATAAACTTACCATCAGGTACAGGTATAGATTATGAGCGTATCTTACAAGAAAAAGTAATTAAAAATAACATCAACGCACATGCTGATGGTAATTATTCTTTCAAGGTAGGTGAGGAAGGTACATACACAATTAAAATGGTAATTGGTGGATACAACCCTGAATTGCCTGAAAGTATAGACTTAACAGCAAGGGGTAATCTAGCCTTACACCAAATTGAATTAGGTGGTGCCACTGGTGTGACGGGGACTACAACATACATAAGTCCAGTTATCACAATACCACCTGGATGGGGCTTTCTAAACACCTTTGAGGTTGATGTATTTTTATCACCAAACTATTACTACTCAATGGACTGGTTTAATGATAGCGGACCTAGTTATGCTATCTTAACATACGCATCATTAGAGATTATCAACGGACCTAGAACCATCATTGGTGATGTAGATTTAGGTTTAGAATTACCTAGTGAGGAGGAAACACAGATAGACTTTATCAGTGGTATCAACAAAAGATTTAACTTAGTGGTTGTACCCGATACTGATGCTGAAAAAACATTTAGAATTGAACCTATTATTGACTACATCGGTAAGGGTGAAACATTAGATTGGAGTAGACTATTAGACAAGAACTCAGTTATCAACATTTTACCAACCACAGCACTTATTAACGGAACACTATTTTACAAAAGTGAAACGGATGAGGACTACGGAAACACTGAGTTTAAGAAAACAACCAACATCACATACGGAACAAAGTATGTGAAACTCAACAGAGACTACAAAAACAATGAAACAGTCTTTGATGATGGTTTTAGTAATGCGGTGGATGACATTATGAGTAATGTTAACACACCAAATATTACATTGCCTATTTATTATATTACAAGGGAGGAGAATAAAGAAGGACAGGTTATCTACTATTACAACGCAAGGAAAACAATACCCCGTGTAGTATTTAGAGGGTTGAACTTACCATCAAAAAATGTCGGTATATTATTTACACCATCGGGTGAAACATACAATACATTTTACTTAGAAAGTCAAAAAGTAGACATTTTTCCAGTATTCAACAGATTTATCACATATCCATTTGGTGTAAGCGGTCTTACACATGCCGTTAACTATAATAAGGAACATAGATTTAACCCTACAGAGTATAATTTCAGTGATACTGAGGATTTATACAATGTTTACTATGAGGACTATGTAAATGACTTAAAAAATGAGGATAATAGAATATTGGTTGGTAAGTTTTACCTAACACCAGAACAAATTGCGGCATTAAAAGGTAATGAGCGTATATTCATTGAAGGTAATTACTACCGTATAAACAAGATAAACGGGTTCAACCTACTCAACCCTGATGTGACGGAAGTAGAATTGGTTAAGTTGACAAGGGAATATGAACCACACAGAAAGAAATGTTTTAAGTTAACAGCGTGTGATGACCCCGCAGATATCATTTATGGTAATACAGACTTAAACTTTACCCTATGGGCTTATGTAGGTAAGAAGGTTAAGATAAATAATTTCTGTTATTACATTGAAAATGACACATGT